GAAAAAATGATGACTGAAAAAGAAGACGAAGAAGTGGAAACAATGGACATGGACGCAGAAGCCAAGGCTCTTGATGAGGATTCAACAAGAGATTACGAGGCTGGCGAAGAGGTTGTTAGTGGCGGAAGGCCAACAGCAGCCCCTAAGCAACTCGGTCCAATCTCCAAGGGACTTGAGAGCGGTGACTTCACCACTCTTGACCTATCCATTGAGAACGTCGAGAAAGCATATGAGCAGTTTAAGGCTGAGCAGTTGGAGAAACTAGCATACGATTCTCTATCTAAGCAGTTCGAGACTCGATTTGCTAACGAGATGGACATGAAGAAATCTCTTGCCGAGAGAGCAGAATACGATGCACACGCTGAAGTATCCGCACTCAAAGAAGAGTTTGCTGAACTACGCAAATCTCTAACAGAGAGGAACGATGCAATCGTCAAGGCAGCAGTGCCTTCCCTCCCTGAAGAGGTACTACAATCCGTTGAGAATATCGCCAACATGTCGTGGGACGACATACACAAAATGGCGGGGAACTACTGAGGTGAAAAGAAATGAGTGGATATGTTAAAACAATGAAAGATTTAGAAAGTTCTTCGTATGGACTTACTGGCGGTGCTGCTGGTAATGCTGTATTGAAGAGTGCAGGACTGGTTGGCGGTTTAGGAACCGCACACGATGCAGGGACTTCCCTCGCTTCAGGTGCAACTGGAATAGCAGACCTATACAACGTCCTTTATGGACAGAAAGTTTGGTCGATGCTTAACCAAGAGGTTAACGCACTATCAATGATATCAAAGAGGCCATACACATCATCGGGATGGAGGGTTCTAAAGAGCCGTCCTCAAGGTGGCAGTGGTTCGTCCTTTGCTGTAGGCGGTTCAGGTGCAGATGCTGCTATGGGCGGTGCTGCCCCTGCTGAAAACCTAATTGGCGGTGTTGCAGAGAACGCTTCTCTAGGTGGCACTGGTTTCGTGGCCCTTGCTCCTGAGTACGACAAACTGTTTGTCAGCCCAAAGACTGTGGCTCACCTATTCGAGTTCTCTGAACTTGGTATGGAACTTGCCGCTATCGATGACGGTGTAGGTGACATCAGAGCAATAATCCGTGAGGATATGGGTAAGCATCACGCTGAGTCTCAGAACAAGATGCTTCTGATGCCTTTCGAGACATACGGTGCTGAAGATGGTGGAGACAGCGCAACACCTACTCTCGACCTAACGAAGAACTACACTTCGCTCTTGAAGATAGTTTCTTCCTCCGACGAGATTTTGGCAATGGCTCAGGCTAACCTAATTGGTACTGGGAGCGACACTGAGGCAACTGCGGGTGAAGAGATGCGAAACATCTACGGAAAAGACAGAGCATCAGCAGGAAACGGATACCTAGATGCTGTTGTTAACTTCGGAAGCGGATATGGAGCAGGTGACGCAAGGCTACTAACACTAAGCCTACTTAACAGCGTTATCCGTGAAGTGCGTGAGAACGGTGGAAACACCAAGGTCATGCTAACTGGATATGACACTGTTCAGGCTATTGGCGACTTACTACAGTCCCAAGAGCGATTCATGGACAGAAGGGAAATCGTACCAACACACAACGGAGTTCGCGGTGTATCGGGTGCAGAGGTCGGCTTCAGGGTCGCTACCTACTACGACATCCCAATCATTCCATGCAAGGATATGACGAAGACCGGACAGGGTTCAAACAAACTCAGCGACATACTGTTGCTAGACACTGACCATCTATGGCTATCTGTCATGAAACCAACCCAATACTTCGAGGATGGTATCACTAACGGAAACCCATTCGGTGTTGGTAAACTCGGCAACCAAGGAATGTACAGGACAATCGGGGAAACCTGCTGTTCATTCTTCAAGGGACAAGCCAAGATTACGAACCTAAAGAGCGCGTGAGGTGATTAGGCATGGCACATACAGTCACAGTATTAACTGACCACAAAGGCTACTCAGCCTCTAAGGTACAGGGTGACGAGTACGTTGTTGATGCATATATTGTGGTGACAACTGCCACTTCCGGGGGTGAAGTCGTTTCGGCTTCTTCCCTAGGACTTGGTAGTGTCAACGCAGTGATGCTAACAGGCAACAGCCTACCTGCAACCTATGATGTCGATGTAGAGGTTTCTGCTGCTGGTGCTTACGAGAGCGCATCCAGTTTCGCCTTGCTGTTTACAGCAATGGATGGAAACAATAATGCCGCTAGTGGGAACATCACTGACACAACCGTTAGAGTCCGTGTTTACGGGAATCTCTAAATAGAACAATGAAAAGTTTAGTCCTGTCCCTCCTTTTTAGGGGGGGCGGGGCTACAACATAACTGTAGGTGCATTTAGATGGTTAAACTAAAATTGAAAAACAAGTCTAGAGATGAACCGCGAATAATCAGAAGAGGCGGAGTGACATACAGTATTACTTCGTCAGAAGAGGTAGATATGCCTCTAGCATACGCCGCATATATAATGGGCGATGCAATTTCATATCGATTCGGAGCAACAGACAAGTCTGATTTGCTCGCTGCTACAAATGACCTAGAGCGCATCATCCTAAAACTAGAGGGCGCAGAGTCATTGGATGCAGTTGTCACTAGACATTTCCCAAAGAAACTCTCATCGGTCAAGGCGAAACCCAAACCAAAGCCTGAAGTTAAAGAAGAGCCGGTTGTAGAGAAAGAGGAACCTGTTGTAGAAGAGGAAAAACCCGCTCCTAAGAAGAGGGGAAGACCCCCTAAGAAGAAGACCGACGATGCTTCTCCTAAGCCCAAGGCAAAGAAAACTAAGAAAACCACCACCAAGGAGGAATAGGTATGACATGTAATTCCAGTGGTGTAAAAACAGCAAGCACAGTGATATCGAATGACAGGTGCAAACTAGTCAGCGTACACGCATCAGGCTTCAGTGGCAATGGCACAATCAAGATATTCAACAATACCGCAGCAAGCGGAACAGAACTCGTAAGACTATCATTCGATGCATCGAAGCAAGTCGCTATCGAATTCGACATGCATGGGGTAATTGCAGATGGGGGGCTTTACTTGGAGATAACCGGCACTGCTGCTGTTTCTGTGGAGTTCGCCTGATATGAGTTACAATACATTTGAGGATGATACTCGCCTCGTCATGACAATTCTATTCGTTGGTGCTGTGAGCGGTGTCAACGTATACTTCTTCGCTACCTTCGGCTCTGCTTTTCTAAGCGTATACGGCCCCTATACCCTAGCAGTGCTATTCGGGGTATTGACAGTCGGAGGAATAATGATTCTGAAATCCCTGTTCGACTTGGTTCTGAACGAGTATATTGAGGATTTCCTACTACAGAGAAGCATCAATACCTATTGGGCTAGGAAGGCCAAAGACGAAGAGAACCGCAAGAGGGTTCGTGAGTCTATGCGTCAGTATGAAGAGTTTAGATTCAGGTCGCCAGTTCCACAGCAGCAGTTCGTAGATGAGAACGTGATAAATCCGTCCTTCTTGATGACTGAACAGTGAGAACATGCTAGACCAACTATTGATGGGCATTGATGAATCGACTCTCGCATACGATTTGCAGAGAGCGCATTCAGCAGACCTGATGTTCATGAGATTCAGATTTTGGTTCTGGGGATTCATATCAACGATAAGCGGATTCGTGGTAGGACATCTAGTGGCTTTATTAGGAGTCAATATTTTCTCAGGAGCATGGGAGGGGCTTGTTGATTTTTGGCATCATTTGTTCTGAGGTGATGAAATGTCCTTGATGGCTGGTTTCGCAATAGTGGTTGTGGAGGCAGTTGGTAAACTATACAGCAAACTACACGCGGTAAATTTCGGTGTGTATGGAGCGACTAAAGTTGGAAAGACGACATTACATCATCAACTCAGAACAAGAGGCGATGTTCCTAATATCAAAGAGAGAACCGTGGGACTGAAAAGAGCCACTAGGAAGTATGTCAAGATAGACGGCAATGCGCATACAGTGAAGACAGCAGATGTAGGTGGAGAGACACTATACTGGGGGGAATGGGTAAAGGATATGCGAAAACGCCATGTCAGATACGTCATATTCATGATTGACGATAGGCACATGAGCAAGCACTATGATATCGAGCAGCAATTATCATGGTCCTTTCTAGTAGATACGATATGCTCTCCACACTGGGATGTAATAAACAAGAAGGGAAAGAAGAAATCATCGGACTATCCAATAGCAGTAGGAATATGGGCAAACAAATTTGACTTATGGAAAGACAAATACAAGTATGATGATATAGAGAAACATCCAATATTCGCAGCATTTGAAGGAGGAATAGAGAAACTAAACGAGAAGGGAGTTCCTGTCTTCAAGTATATAGTAAGTGCTAAATCAGATTCAAAGATGGTATACAGGGGAATACTGACGATGATAGACGATTATTGAGGTGACAAAATGAGTATGCAATTTAATCCACAGAGTTTTATTGACGCAAGAACGACAACCGTAGAGCAGAATGCCTTCCTTCCGAGGGACAAACTGGCTCGCGCTCCGGGCAGTGTAATGAAGTACGACTTCAAATCAACGAAGCCCAAGAAGCAGATAAAGGAGATAATCAAAGTCCTGATGCCTGAGAAGAAGAAATT